CTTCAGCAAGGTCTAGTTAAGCAAAGGAGTCACGCCAGTTATATGGTTTGCCTGACCTTGGTTGAGGCTTGTTGGGATAGTTGGTGTTTCCGCCAGCCCCAGGGGCCTCTCCAAGACTTGGCAAAGTAACACCCTGCCTAGCTGCAGGGTTTCTCCTTGGGGAACTTCCTGTATTTGGATAGCGAATATCCGCTTGCTGTTTGTATTTATTTGCAATGCGTGACGCACTTAAGAAACGAGAAACCCTGCTTTGCTGTACAGAGTTTTCAGTATCCGCAGCAGCAGCGGTTGGTGCGCTGTCTTGCCCAAGACGCCTCAAGTCAACGTCATATTGACGCTCAGGAGTTAAGTCAGTTACTTCACCACCAGAAGAACCAGAGTCTTGCCGAGGATCGTACTGCACACGTCCTCTGTAACCAACCGGTGTATCCACTGGTTGGTCAGCTTTTTCGGCGCGAGGATCATAGAATCTTGCCATGTTAATATTGTAATCGAGGCAATTTAGGCCAAGATATTCCCATGTATAACTCCGCTGACTACCGCGACGGTCTCGGTCAAAACATTATCGATGAGGTCATGTCTCGTTGTCTGAACCAGGCGACATTCGGCACTGATCTCGACAACGAAGAAAATGACGTGCCATTATATGATCAGTACAATCGCGGACTTACGCTATGCGAAGAGGGGATGCCAAGGCAAAGCCTGGAACTCGAGGGGGCACGGCCTGGAATGACGGGCTACATCCCGTCGATGGAGGACGCGATGGCGATGGGAGCCTCGCCACGACCGAAGAGCTTAGTACTGGAACTGGAAGGACCGGACCAGGAGGAGCAGATGCTCTCGGCCAAGCGTCGTGGTTTGCTCCGGTAGAAGAAAAAGTTGAGTGCAAGGACGGCGTTTGCCCAGTGCCCTGGTTCTCAACACCTACCCTTGAAGTCGCACCAAAGGTCAAGGAAGATCTTGTGAACCATCCGTCTCATTACGTGGACGGAGCAATTGAATGCATCGAGGCCATTGAAGCCGAGTTAACCACGGAAGAATACCGTGGCTATCTGAAGGGAAACATCGCCAAGTATGTTTGGCGTGAGCGCCATAAAGGCGGGATAGAATCACTGAAGAAAGCACAGTGGTACCTGGAGCGTCTTATTCAGCTGGACGAAGTTCAGAAGGGCTGAAGCTCATCTTCATCATCCTCGTCGTCGTAAATGCATGCGGCGGCGAGTTCTGCTAATTCCAGGTCGGTGGGAATGTCGAAGTCAATTTCGATATTCTCATCAGCCATCAAGGATTTAACTGCATACCACTCCATTAACCGTTGGTGGTACAGGTTTAACAGCGCGGCATACAGCTGTTCCCATGTCATCTCCTGCGCCTGAAGCTCAGCTTTGCGCATTGAAAATTGAAGCTCTAAAGGAAGCTCAAACTCGCGGGGTTCGACGGATCTGTCCATTCCTAACTGCGTGCTCCAATTAAAACCATTTTAAAGCTAAATGTCACAGATGCCAGTCAGGTCAAATTCGTTGGCATTCTGGAGGCCGCCGTCCCAGGGATCTTCGTCAATCCGAAACTCGTTAGCAAACTCCGACAAAGTATAAGGGTTGATGCCCTCTTCTAGGCGTCGAATAGCTCGTACTTGATGGGCGGAAGCAGCATAATTCCGAAACGCTGCCAATAAAATTTCAGTAGAGCGCCATCCGTTTTCGTTAACCTCTCCAAGGAACAAGCTCACTTCATCCTGGCGCCTGTGCAAGAAAGACCCAACCATCTTGTGGTCTTGATCAAAGATCCACTTGGTGATTTCCTTGATGACCCCACGCCAGTCCTCTTGCTCTAAGCAGTCAATAATGCTGCTGTACAGGAAAGCGTTCCAGCCGATTGAATGAATAAAAGAAAGCAGTGCTTGATGCATGGAATCATCAAGGCCTAGGTTTAACTTTTTTAACTCGGTATCCAATACTTCCAACTCATGGTACAAGTACTCCAGGGCTTTGCGCTTTGTGCAGAGATGTCCGCGCCGCACTGGAGAACCGTCCGGATAATACTGTGTGCCATAGCCAAGAGTGTACGGCTCAGCACCCGTACTTTGATCTGGGTAGGCCTTCTCGCTATACCCTTCGTACTTTCTGATTAATTCAATTGCGGCAGAAAAATCAGACATAAGGGGTAACCAAGTTACCCCCAATCATACACAAATTATTACTTGCCTTGCCCGCGAGTCTTCTTGCGTCCGTGATTAGGAAGGGAATGAAGCCCTTGGCCCTGTCGCGTCTTCTTAGGCTTGGACTCAATCTTGAGAGAGTTGGTGGACTTGGGTTTTGCCATGAGGTTACCAGTTGTAGTTGCAGGCCCACCAGCCGGGAGTCAGTTTGTCCTTCTTCTCGGAGCAGTTGTGCCTGGCCTTGAAATTAGCACGCCTTCCCTCGTCTTTATGCTGAAGAAAATCTTGATATCCTCTCGCACCGAAGCGGACGATGGCTTCCTTGCCGTCTTGGCAGGCCTTTACAACATACTTATGCTTATCCCCTTTAGGAGCGCGTTGTGGCTTGTTGCATGCCATCTTATCCTTCTGATAACGCTTGGCTGCAGCAACGGCTTTCTTTGGCTTGTCCGACATAGTTAATGTGCGCTAAAGAGTAATCGCCTTCCCTTTCCCACTGCAACGGCTGAAAAGGATCCTGGTCAATCCATCTTTCAATTCTATTTAACCTAGCCTTGGAGAAAAAGTCTTGCGCAAGATACCATTCGTGCAACTTACAAGAAGCCTTGGAAGTATTGCAGCGACGGCATGCAGGAACAAGATTCTTTCGTGTTGTTTCCCCTGATTTATAACGTGGGATTACATGGTCCAGGCTTGTTGCACTGTCGCCACAATAAGCGCATAAGTGGTTCCAAGATTTGTAAATTTCATCTCTAAATCTTTTCTTTGCTAGTTTAGGAGTCAGTTCAACGAGTAAAGCAATGGGCTCATGCTCGCTGTAGTACATGCTCTCAAGTTGCCGTTAACTAATTCTAATTTCCTTAAGCTTCACACACCGTTACAATCACATTAAAAAAGTATGAATACCCTTGACTTGAAGGCCTGGCACGGTACTCTACGGAGGTCGTTCACCCTGACGCCTAAGTCATGGCTCAAAACACAGGTTGGGTTTCTACCAATCGGGCCCCAGAACTCCTGGGCATTTCACGCAAGGAGCTTTTCCGCATGCGTGATGACGGTACTCTGACACTTGGCCCTCACTTCGCGGCATTCCCAGAGACTCGCTCCAGGGACAACTATCGCTGGAACGTTGCTGCTGTCAAGAAGCGCCTGTGCAAGATGCAGGAGCCGTCTGTAGCCGCTTGAGCTGCCTGTAGTAACTTCCGCTTGTGACATACGGCCTTGCGCTTTGCAGGGCCTTTTTTAATGGCTAGAAACTATGGAATGTAGGGTTCGCCATTCTTGTTGTACATGGTGAACCCACTCATCACGATGAAGTCCGCTGGGACGTTGAATAGTTTTTGCATCATTGGCATCATCATTGGGCTTTGACAGTTGTAGGGAGGCACGTCCATATCTGAAAGAGATCTTTTTGTCATCAAAAAAGAAGCTGCTTCTCTTTGTTCGCTCTCTGTATTAACAACCAGCTTTTGTTCCCATGCAACCATACTGCCGACTTCCACTGGAAAGTCAGAGGGTTCTGGCGGAAAAGTATTGTCTTTAAATTTGAGTGCGTAAATATGTTTGCAGTAACGCATCTCGTCAAGCAAGGGCGTCCAGTTGTCCGTGATGGTATTAATTACACCTTGCTCTGATGTGTAGTCTTCATAAACAGGCATGCCCTCAGCCCTTGCACCTGGGATGGCCGGGTTGGACGTGCTTCTTAAATAGGTAGCTCCAAAATCTCTATATACGCCTACGTTGTCCCTAGTGGCTCTATTGTCAATTGTTGTGCTTGTTGACAAAGAGAAAGGAACAGTAAAGCCAGATGGAGCATATACGTCCATTTGTCTGTTGACAGTTGCATCGTTCATTGCATTGTTGTCAACAACACCACTGAGGGTAGTGACCTCATATCGTCCAGGCTTTACTGATGCAATGTTGGCACGAGGGAAAAACTTACGATCACTAGCCGCAGGGTTGGTTAAAAATGAATAGTCGCGGTGCGTAAAGTCTTGGCAAGAGCAACAGAATCTGGCGCCTGTAATCAGGTATCTACCGACTGTAAACTTAGCTGGTGATGGAGTTATATACTCTTGGTCCGGTGTCACTTGCACGG